TTTCATAGTATGGTATAATATCATCATCTTCACCTTCAATAGTTATACCCATTGTAATATCTTCAGGTTGAATAGATTGCATATCAGTTGAAGGTCTTTGTGAATAATTTATACTACCAGCATTACCTGAAACTTTTCTCATTTTGCCAGCGAACTCAGGGAATAAATTCATTAACTGAGTTTTAGATACATTCTTCCTTACTGAAATAAAATTAGCATCTCTAAATAAAAAATCTCTACTAGCAGGGTCTACATATACATCATAAGGATCAATTTTTTTAAATTCAACTTCACCCATTCCTCTATCGGCATCTCTATCAACATCAACCATAAAATAGCCAATACCTTTAGTAAGACTATCAAGAACAACCTGACTATATATTGATTTACCATTTGAATGATACCAACAGTAATCTGCTATTTCAGAATGCACTTGAGCAACATCTACATCATCTCCAGTTGCACCTACAGCTTTCCATCTAGGATTATTAGCTGTAACAAAATACTTCATAATCTCTACAATAGGAGTTATTCTATTAATAGTAAATGTTGGCATTCCAGCTTCATTAAGAGCATCAGTTTCTTCTTTAGTAAGTTGCTCGTTTAAATAAAAGTCATATCCTTTTTGACTTAATACCTGCCACCTTTGTCTATGACTATTATTTGCTTTATCCCAAAGCTGTTTATTTGTTTGAGCTCTCTTCTTATTTGTCATTCTAGCCATTATTTATCCTTCCAACTTCCCTTTGCGAATTTCTTTGCTTCTTTTTCATCTTGCCCAAATTCAAATACCTCTCCACGTTGTCTAGCTTCATCATAAGCTCCAAATACATCACCTCTATTTATGCTCTCACCTTTTTCATCTCTCACATCAGGCGAATAATCTCTCCATCTACCGGGCTTTTCTTTATCTGGAAACAACGTAGGAAATGCAACATTTCTATCGTCAATATTCGCACTTGTCATTTTAACACTTGATTCACCTATTCTTTTTCCAAATTTATCAAGATTAGGTCTTACCATACCCTCTCTCATTTTTATGGCTCTATCAGCATATTCATCATATTTACCAGCAGTTCTAATTTGGTCTACTTTTTGATTATTTTTTTCAGCCATTTAATCACCTTAAATACTTTTTAACTAATTCAACAAAATGTTCTGGGTCTCCAGCCCCGCCTTCTGTATTGTAGTACTTTTTCCAGTAGTCAGCTTGACCTTTTAATGTATTAGGCATCGGTTTAGGAATACGCCAATACTTCAAACGACAATGAACAATCCCTGCAGCAATATTCTTTTCTAATATATTTGCCCATACACGTTCATCATAATTCTGCCAATGCTTTACATCAACAAGACTAGCCTCTGCACATTTTTGCATAAGACTTGGCCTATGAACTAAATAATGAGCTAGATTATCAACAGCGGAAGCGGGCTCTACTTGCCAGAACGAGCGAGCAGGACCATCTCCCATTTGTCTAATGTATTCATATCGGCTTTCTACAATTCCAGTTGCCAAAACTAATTCAACGGCCTCAGTCTTTGAGTACTTATCTCCTAATTTTGAACAAGTACTCTCAATCAAAGACCGCATTTGATTAATGCTAATCACTTATTTTTTAGCGCAACTATAACTTCTACCATCCCATTTAAAAGACTTAGCTCCGCCTACGCATCCTGATTTGAAAGCAGCTTTAAACTTTCCAGCTGATTTTGAACCTTTCTGATACTTAACGTAATCTCCACCTTTGGTTTTTTGTACATCAACAGCTTTTGTACGAACTTTAGTGCCTTTAGCAGCTCCAAGTTTCCGAGCTCTTGATGCAGAAGTAAGTCCTTTTACAGGTTTTTTCTTAGCAGGTGCAGAACCAAAACCAACCATTCCTTTTGTTGCTTTTGCAGCTTTCTTACCAGCCCTTCTACCTTTGCGCATTAACCTTCGTTCTTTACTTTCCTTATCAAAAGGATTTATTACTTGAAGAAGGGAACGTTTTTTATTTTTGTTCTTTGGCATATTATTCTCCTATTGTTATTATGCTACTATCCAATTCTTCGCCTTCTTTTTAGGTTTATACCACAACAAATCTCTTTCGTTCTTCCTTAAATCAGGAGGGAACGAGTGCATTTGTGCGTAGTAAAGAGTCTCTATGGTATCGTCATGTGCCATTCTAGGTCCGAAAGTAACGATTTCATTGATTAAATCAAACATATTTTCTCGCAAATGTACCGTTCCTGTACTAAATCTACCCGAAAGACCACTATATATTCGATTTATCTTCTGCCTTCCACCTGGTTTTTCAGGTATTACAGCGACATCGAACTTATTTAGACGCCTTCTTTCTGAATTTAGTGCTTGAAAAACACTTCTATTCATAGCTACATCTTCTACTGTACTTGATATACAATGATACTTCTGATGCATATCCATTATATAATCGACTACACCCTTTTTTCCTATTACTTTACCATCTGTAGATTTTTGTCCTACAGTTGGAATACTTCTATGCCTTTCATATTCTAAAGCATATAAATTATTTTCTGAATCAATCGCAATAGCCATAATAACAGAAAAATCAGACTCCTTAGTATCAATATCGGTGGCAGGGTCGCAACCAACAAAGGTATTAACAGGAAATCTTTCTCCGCTAATGACCAAGTAATTTTGACCCTCTTTAATATCGTAGTCATAGCGTCCTTCCCAATACTTAATATGTTCCCTAGTCCATAATGAATCCTCAAGACTTTGTACCTCCATCATATATTCTTGAAAAAACTTTTGAGGCTTTCCTGAATCTGAATAAAATTTCTTCTTTTCTTCTAGTTTTTTCTTTGGAAAGAAACTTGTCCATAGCGAATCTCCACTTTTAGTAATTGCTTTATATGTTATTATTTTCCATGCAAAATCAACTTTAGCCTTCTTAGCCCTATTATAATTAATAAGTAAATTGTTAATAAAAGAATCATGATGTACGGGAGTACCATTAACACGCAACCGACCAGTATGAGGCTCCAAAGCGGGATAGACAACAGCAGTGACGAGATTAGCGTTCTTGTCTCTGGCGTCTCTTGTAATTGTATTTGCTTCATGTTCAAAATCATCCAATATTATTAAGTCATATCTTTTATGTAATTTAGCACCACCTCGAATACCTGCTACATTAGACTTACTTATTAATTTACATCCATTTTTTAATTCAATATCTTCCTCTGTCCACTTATTTCCTTTAGTAGCACCAAAATAATACTTTATTTTATCATTAAATTCAAGGTGATGTTTTATGTAATCCATATTACCTACTGATAACTTCTGAGTAGCTGATACCCATGCATAAAAAAGCATATCATCAGAAGGACAGAATAAAAAGTCTTTTAATATTGAAGCCTTAGTTAAAACTGTCTTCCCGTGACCTCGAGGAAGTATTATAGCGAGTTGCTTTACATTAGGGTCATCTATGTCGTCTGCTACTTCATAGTGGAAGGGGGGTGTTTCACTCCTCATGAAGTCATCGGGCAAGAACAGTTTTCCAAAAGATATTAAATCTTTACTAGCTAGTTCAAATACTTCTTCAGCTTTTGTAACATTATTTAGATTCAGATTTGGTGCTGTTTGCATCTTCTCGTTTCTTGTCTAAAAACTTTTCAAATTTCTTAACATCACCATTCATCTCAACATAATAATCTATAATTAATTCTAAATTTCTAGCATTAGTAATCACATTAGATAGTACGTACTCTAAAGTGTGTACTCTATCTATCAGCTCTTTTCTTTTCATCTTCCTTTTTGTTGCTATCATTTTTTGTAAAACACCATATATTTATGTGTAACAGTCGTAGTACTTAAAGCATATAGTACGTTAATTTTTATAATAATCTGCTTCATCAATTACTAATTCGTTTGCATTGAGATGGTCAACAAGATGTTTCATTGTCATAATCTTCCTGATAATATAATTATCTGGGTACTCTACTTCTAGCTGCGTTAAACCTTCAGAAGTCTTTTTCAAGGCTTTAATCGTCTGATCCAATGTCAATTTGTCTATTTGTATTTCCATCTCCTAGTTTTTGCCTTTCTATATTTTCAAGCTGCTCAGGACTGAATCCCTGAAAAACTCCAAATACACCAACCTCTCTTTGTTTGACCGTAACTCCAGTCGTTCCTATAATCTTACCTATCTCCTTGGTTGACTGCAAAATGATATTATCATCTTCACTATGGTCTGCTAATAATTTTAGCTTCCGTAATACATACTCATGGTCAAGACCTAATGTCTTAGAAACTTCAAGTACACTTCTTTCTACTTCTTGCATAATTCTTTCCTGCTTTAATAATATAATAGCTCTCTTTCTAGCCTTATCAGGATTAGCTTCTTCATAAGCCTCCATATAAGACTTAACTGCCCCCATACCACCTGCTACGTTCACAGAGAATATACGCTCATTTTTAGTTAAGTTCTCACGCTCTTTTACCCTGGAGGATGTGTGCTTAATTTTAGTGCTGAATGTGTATCTGTTAGGATGCTTGTTGAAATCAGTATCCATAAATGTATTGTCCCTGATAAGAAACGTACCTACAATAGTTCTTAACCAACCTTTCGCCCATTTATAATTCTTCCTGTCTTGAGGATGATTTATCGTACTTACCTTTAATAACTGTACAATTCTCTTATCATCACTCCACACCCAATCACCTTCGTCGCCATCACGCCAATTTTTTGTAGGAGTTACTTCTGGATGGTCATTGTAGAATTCACTTATATGGTCATATATGTAATGACGCTCGCCTTTTATTTTTTGGTATTCCACCTAACTCTGAAGAGGGTCTAAATCGTAAACCTCTTTTTCCTCTAATGCTGTGATTAACATATTCACTTCCGTAGGAATCCAATATACATTATCGTTGATTTGTAATGGCACTAAGTCTGATTGCTTGTTTTCAGACAAATCATGGATTAACTCTTCACGAGCATCTTCTGGTATAGCCTCTATCCAACTTATTTTTTTAGCCATTGTTAACCCTATTATTTATCCCCTATATATATAATATCTATAAGCGCTCTATTATTTAATAAGGGGGGGTTCACGAACCTACACCATTTGACCATGTGTTGTCAAGAAAT